AACATCTAATGACGAATTCATTGTCGCGGCATTCACAACTTGTAAAGTTGATTCTAACGACGCTGCTTCTTTAACTTGTAAAGTGCTATGTAACGAAGATGCTGCAACAACATCTAATGACGAATTCATTGTCGCGGCATTCATAACTTGTAATGTTGATTCTAACGATGCAGCTTCTTTAACTTGTAAAGTGCTATGTAACGAAGACGCCGCAACAACATCTAATGACGAGTTCATTGTTGCAGCATTTACAACTTGTAAAGTTGATTCTAAGGATGCAGCTTCTTTTACTTGTAAAGTGCTATGTAATGAAGATGCCGCAACAACATCTAATGACGAATTCATTGTCGCAGCATTTATAACTTGTAATGTTGATTCTAATGACGCAGCTTCTTTAACTTGTAAAGTGCTGTGTAATGAAGACGCAGCAACAACATCTAATGACGAGTTCATTGTCGCAGAATTAACAACTTGTAAAGTTGATTCTAACGATGCAGCTTCTTTAACTTGTAAAGTGCTGTGTAACGAAGACGCGGCAACAACATCTAATGACGAGTTCATTGTCGCAGCATTTACAACTTGTAAAGTTGATTCTAATGATGCAGCTTCTTTAACTTGTAAAGTGCTGTGTAACGAAGACGCGGCAACAACATCTAATGACGAGTTCATTGTCGCCGCATTTACAACTTGTAAAGTTGATTCTAACGACGCAGCTTCTTTCACTTGTAAAGTGCTGTGTAATGATGTAGCAGATATAACATTTAAATTACCAGATAAGTTAAGATTTACCATACTTATATCATTGTCTAATGATAAAGTAAAAGTATTACCACTTACATTTGAAACGACTTGATTAGGTGTTCCATTAATTCTTAAATCACCGTTTAATAAATCAACACTTCCGGTATCATTATCAGTATCTATTAAATTTAATGTTGTGCTAATAGTAGTAGTAGATACATTTGTCATTCTACCATATTTATCTATATCAAAAGTAGGTATTTCTGTTTGGCTACCATATCTTCCAACATTACCACTATTTACAGGATCTAATTCTAATTCTAAATTCATAGTAGTGGCGTTTGTTCCATCCCCTTCAATTAATACGCTACCGCTCATATTACCAGAAACAGATAATGTGCCAATTTGACCATCTAAATTACCTATAAATAAATTTGATGTAATATTAGACGTAGTTATTAAAGTATCACTATTTCCATCATATAAGTTACCTACAGTTATAGTATCATACGCGTAAATATTTCTCAAAGTACGACTAGAACCGATGTTCCAATTGTACTCAGTTGTTAAAAGCTCTAAAGTAACAGTTTGTGCCATATAAACTATTTATATAATATAAATTTACTTAAATAAATAATTTAAACTTTAGAATATAATTCTTTTAATATAATACTATTTCCTTCAAAACTCATAATTGCAGGTAAAAATTCGTTAGCTATTAACAAAGGTTCATTATTTAATATATTTGCTGACATTTTATAACTAATTTCATTTATAGTATCTGCCTTTTCAATATAATGAAAAACAAAAGTATCATGTGTTTCACTTAAATGACTAGAACCTAAGGTATTATTACAAATAATTTTATCCACGAATTCTTGTGATTGTTTTATTATTCTTATATTAATCTTAGTATCGTTATAAAATGAACACTTAAAATTTACTCTAAAAATTATTTCTATATTATTATTTTTATTTGTAGGTGTTATTGATAAATTATACGTATCAATATCTTTGTGGGTATTATTATCTATTAAAATATCATTACCACATAAATCATTACTATTTTTGAATAAATATTTAATCAATGTTCTTTGATCTAAGAAAATATTTGTATCAAAAATATTTTTACCATTTATTATTATATTATCATTATCTAAACTAAGCGTATTATTATTAATATTAATAGTATTACCAATAAACAGTTCTTTCCATCGTTTTTCATTATTACCTAAACTTTGTAAATTATCAGTTTGTGGTATTAAATCATAATTTCTTTCAATGGAAATATTATTATTATTATTATTATTTTTATTAACATTTATTTCTGGAATAGCGTTAATTTCTATGCCTTCAATATTATTTGTATCGTTTCTAATACTATAAGTTATATTATTACCTCTAATAAATTCTAGTTTTTCTTGATCATCAATAGTTATTACATTGACCCCAGTTTCTGTATATATTTGTATCTGATTAAATCCCGCGCTACTACCTCCACTACCACCTCCACTTCCAGTATTAATAATACCACCAGATTTTCCAACTAATATTATTTTAGTATTATCGGTTATATATAAATAGTCATATGCTTCAATTTTAATTTTTGGAGTATTACCATTACTAGATACATCTAGTATTTTAGCATAACCAGAGTTACTATTATTTGTATTCAAATAAATAAATAAATTTTCTCCAAAATATTCGGGGTAATTTGTTTCTATAACAAATGTATTATTACCTCCTATTTGCATTTCAGTATGCGTTATAACTGATGGAATAGTAGCACTTGCTAATGGACCTATTTCCCCCCTTAATCCTCTTTCACCTTGAGGACCTTTAACACCAACTAATGAAACATTGGTAGTGTTAAATAAATTTAAATTATTTAATGCTTCAATAGTTGCAGTAGAATTACTTATATCTATAATTTTACCATAACCACTAAAATTACCAGACGTATTTAAATAAATAAATGCATTTTTTCCAAAAATATCTAAATTATTTGAAGATAAATCTATATTACCTGTATTTCCATAAGAAATATCTATAATAGATTCTGTTGTTGCTGTTACTAAAGGTCCAGGAGGGCCAATAGAACCTGTATTACCTCGCAGACCAATCGGACCAACAAGTGTTATAATAGCATTATGATATATATCTAAATTATTCAGTGCTTGAATCTTTATTTGTGTTGTTGTTATTGCGCCATTTTTATTAATATTACGTTGGTCATGTTCTATAATCTTAGCATATCCTGAACCAGTTAAACTTTCATTTTCTAAATTACTTATAAAAATATATGCTCCTTCTTCAAATATATGAAGAAAAATAGATTTTATTATTATTATTTTTTGTTCTCCACTAGATATTGTAGTATTATTATAAGGATAATACGTTGCTATTACTAATGGCCCAGGAGGGCCAGTATCACCAGTTAAACCAGCTGGGCCAGTATCACCTATAAAACCACGAGGGCCTTGTTCGCCTCTTTTACCTTGTGGACCGCGTGGTCCGGGTGGACATTCTTTATTACAATTTTTTAATTTTTCGCTTTGATAATCTATAAATGTATTATATTTTTTATAATTCATAATATTATTAATTATAATACCTATTTAATAAATTTTTTTTTATCCTAAAATTATTAAATTATATTTTAATTATAATTTTACCTAATTTTATTGATAACTAGAAAAAATAATTATATATTATCTATAAATTATAAAGATTTATAAGTTTTAATGAAAAAGAAAACTCTGAGTTATTCAAGTCTAAAACTCTCCCAAACATATCATACAATACTATTTGTAAATTTTGTATTCTCACTGGACCAAAATATTCTCTTGGTAATGTAACCATATTTGTTATAATACCGTTTCTATACATAATTCTTGCTATTACATCGCCTGATATATTTGTATTTTCTAAAAATGTTGAATACATGATTTGCTTATTATTATTTAAAAAATCTTTTAATCCTAAAAAAAAATATTGTTCATTATCAATACTACAGCTAGCTTCACTAATATATTCTTTTTTTGAAACACCTTCTATTAGTTCATTTTCTCCGTATAATTCTTGCCTAAATCCTAATATCCATCCTAAAGTTAATTGTAACGGATAAACATAATTCGGTATTTCATTAATAATATTACTACAATAATTTTCATTAACTATTGCACTATTAAATGCAAATTCTAAATTAAAATTCTCTCCAGAAACATCATAAAATCTGATTTGTTTAGTATTTGGTTTTATTTCAATATTAACATTTGTGCTATTATTTGATAAATCCTTTTGTATAGCCTCAACCAATGTTTCTTGCGTATATTGACCACTTGGTATTTTTATTACAATTGGATCATATCCTGCTGGATATTTACTTATTTTAAAATTATTAGAACCTAAATTTGACGATATATTATAAATTGTTTTCGGCAATTCTAAACTTATCAAACTTAATTCTGCAGTTCGCTTAATTTCTAACGGCATTTGATACATAAATTTACTACTTATGTCATTTGAAAAATTTGTTATATTTTTTCCCTTTGTAGAATTTCTAAATAATGAATTTATGTTTAAAATAATACTCGATGATGTTTTAACCAAAGGATTAAAAATTCCTCTTTTATAAGGTTGTAAATTTACGGTTATTGGTGTTTTTTCTATATAATTTTGAACTTGTTGTCCATCCGTATATTCATTATCCATATTTGATTGAATAACTGGTGTTGGTTGCATTGGTAACAGTAATCCATTATCTACATTTAATAAATCATCTGGATTTTTTCTCTCTATTTTTTCATTTGGCAATAATGCTTTATTCAAAAATTTTTCTTGAGGAGGATAATCTGTTTCAACAATATGTAATAATTGTTGTAACGTATTCTCATCCCGTTCTTTCATATAATCAACTAATCGAGTAAATGCTTCTGTGAAAAAAAATTTAAATTCCTCTTTATTTATATTTATATTATCTTGTGAATTATCTATTTTTTGACATTTTTTAAGATATTGTTCTTTAAGATTTTTGAGAGAAAAGTTTTCTAAATTTAAGTTAAATAAATTAAATAATTCGTCTGTTCTATAATTTTTTATATTTAAATCCATATTAATATAAAAAATTATTATTTTATATTTGTTATATTTTATAATTTGCAATAACTGTAATTTATATTTATATAAATAGATAATTAAATAAATTAACAAATAAACTATTTTGTCAAATACTTGCAAATAAAGTATTTTTCAATGGCTAATAACATATATTTAACTGACTCTGTATAAACTTTTTCTGATAATTCTATATTTACTTTATTAAAAATCATCTGAAAATTCGAAGGCTTCATCTTTATTTTCACATTTTGTTGCTAAAGCATATTCACCTACTCTTTTTTCAAAAAAATTAGTTTTTCCTTCGACACTAATATTTTCCATAAAATCAAATGGACATGACACATTATATATTTTATCATATCCTAATTGTAATAATAATCTATCTGCAACAAATTCAATATATTGACTCATTAATTTTTGATTCATTCCAATTAAGTTACATGGTAATGCTTCACAAATAAACTCTTTTTCAATTGATACTGCTTCTCTTACTATATTATTTATAATATCATTTGATAATTTGTTTTCTAATTTACTATAAAGAAGAATAGCAAATTCTGTATGTAAAGCTTCATCGCGACTAATTAATTCATTTGAAAATGTTAACCCTGGTAATAATCCTCTTTTTTTAATCCAATAAATCGAGCAAAATGCTCCTGAAAAAAATATTCCTTCTACACAAGCAAAAGCAACTAAACGAGTTGCAAAACAAGAATTTTTGTCTTTTATCCATTTTAATGCCCAATCACCTTTTTTTCTAATACATTGATAATTATTCAAAGCATTAAAAAGTTTGTTTTTTTCAACCGAATCTTTAATATATGTTTCTATTAATTGACTATACATTATAGAATGAATATTTTCCATTGCTATTTGGAAACCGTAAAATGCCTTTGCCTCTGCTAATTGAACTTCTGACATAAATCTTAAACCCAAATTTTCTAAAACAATTCCATCACTCGCCGCAAAAAAAGCTAAAATCATAGAAATAAATTGTTGTTCGTTATCACTTAAGGTTACCCAATCCTTATAATCTTTTGATAAATCAACTTCTTCAACTCTCCAAAAACAATCTTCTGCTTTTTTATACATATTCCATACTGAATTATCACTAATGGGAAACATTACGTAACGGTTATCATCTTCAGTTAGTAAAGGCTCAATTATTTTTTCTTCCATCCTAAATAATATTAATATAGATTTTTTATATAATTTTAATAATTTATAAAAGAAGTATTAAATTATAATAAATATTATATTAAATATATAATGCTAACAAATTGTCAACATATTGTTAAAAATAAATTAATGTTAGAAATAAATAAAAGAAAGGAAATTTTAAAAGATGAATATAAAATTTTACAAGAAAGAAAGAGAGAAAATAATTTTTTAGAGCAAGTTTATGATGATTATAAAAATTATTATTCATTAATTATTGAAGAAAAACAAAAACAATATGAAGCATTAAAAAACATTTCAAATTATTTAGATTCTTTAATTCAAGAAAGTCAACTTACTAAGGATACATTAGAAGAACTAAGAAATGATAAATATAAAATTTTAGGAAAAATAGAACAAGTTCGTTCTGAAATTAATGATTTTACTTTAGAGTAAATTATATTATTATAATATATACTATGGCAAATGCTGAAGATATTGCACAAGTAAAACAAGAAATAACTGCGAAAATCAACTCTGTATCTGGTAATATTAAAAATATTAATAATTTTACTCAATCTTTAAATTTAGCTCTTAAATTTATAGCAACAAAAATAACTGAATTAAAAACTCAAGGAGCCAAAGGACAAGAAAGAGCTCAACAATTATACGAAGAGCTAAATGCTATTTTAGACCAATTAAAAGGAATAGACCAAGTATCACCTGATTTTGTTGATTCTATTAATTCAATTATACTATTAGCGAATCAAGAAAAACCTAATGATCAAAGCGATATACCAAATTTATCTTTATCTGCTCAATCGGGTGGTAAAAAATTCAAAAAAATGAAAAAGTCTAGAAAATCCAAAAAAATGAAAAAGTCTAGAAAATCCAAAAAAATGAAAAAGTCTAGAAAATCCAAAAAAATGAAAAAGTC